GGGCCGGCCGACGATCGCCGCGGCGACCCGCAGCCGCTGATCCCGGTCGGTCAGGCCGGATTCGGCCAGCGCGGTGTGCAGCCGTCGCAGCTGGGCCTCGCTCGCGGGCTCTTTCCACTCGGTCACCGGCGGCACGCCCGATCCGTCGTCGGCGCCGTCGTCGGCTTCCTCGCCGGGTAGCGGCGGGCCGGCAGGCTGCTCGGCTTCCTCTTTTGCGCCCTCGGATGAGGGCCCGGCCGGTGGTGCGTGCACGGCCGTGCGCCGCCGGATCGTCCGCCGCGGTGCGGCCTCACCCGGACCGGCGTCGTCGGTGTCGTCGTCGACTTCCTCGACCAGCTGGCTACCCATGCCGGCCAGGCAGTCGGCGAACACCAGCCGGGCCAGCTCGCCGGTCGCCCGGGCCTGCAGCATCCGGCGCGGGTAGCGCTCCCAGTTGCGGCGCTGCGTCAGCCGGGCCCGCCGGGCGTCGTCCCAGGTCCACGTGACCGTGGTCCAGTCGGTGTCACCGGCGCGGCGGCCGGCCAGCACGACCCGGGAGTTGCCGATCTCGCGCCAGCGCAGCGTGTGCCCGTGCGCGAGGATCATCGCCCGGGCCATCTCCGCCGACAGCGCCGGCCGGCCCTCGATCACGTGGATGTGCTGCAGGCTGGCCATCGGCCCGAGCTGCAGCTCGCGGCCGGCCAGGATGCACGCGGCCACCGCGGCGGGTGCGTCCCGCAGTGCCTCGGGCACGAACTCGGTGGAGGCGATCTCGCGGGCGATCGCCGAGGCTGACTGCAGCGCCGGCAGCCAGTCCCGGTAGTCCGCCGCGAGCGGCAGGCCGGGCGGCTGGGCCGGCATATCTGCTGGCATATGTCCGCGGCCGTCGTCGTAGCGCTCGATGCTCATGCCGCATCACGCCCCGGCGCGGGCAGCGGCGTGCCGACCAGGTCCCGCGAGGACTCGCAGAACTCGGCGACCTGTTGCACGTACAGGAACTGCCGGTACTGCACGGGACCGGCCTGTACCGGCACCAGGTGCGCGCCGTCCGCGGTCACGTGCACCACACCGGTCTGCTCGACCTCCGGCACCTCGACCTCGGCGTCACCGCCGGCCGGCCGGAACGCTTCGGCGTAGCGGTATGCCGCCAGCTGCAGGGCGGTCTCGCCGAACACGCCAGATTGGGACGTCTTGAGATCCAGCAGCCAGCGCACCGTCCGGCGCGGGTCCTCGACGTCGAGTAGGTCGGCGATCAGGTCGAACGTGCCGGCGTAGCCGTGCCGGTAGCTGATGCACACACCCTCGACGACCACCGGCTGCACCTGCCAGGCGTCCAGCCACGCCGCGTATGCCTCGACGTGGCCGGCGATCGCCTCGGGCAGCTCGACCTCGCCGCCGGCCACCAGCCGCTCGGCGAGCTGGTGCACTTCCGTGCCGCGCCGGGCCGCGGCGTCGCGGGCGGTGAACCGGGCCTGCTGCAGGGCCTTGAGTCGCTGGGCCGGCCGCAGTTCGGCCAACTCATCCCAGCGATCCACGGCGCACTCTGCCGTCGTGTTCGCCGCCCAATTGATCAGCGCGGGCCGGGGTAGTCCGTCACCGATGATCGACGTCACGCCGGGCACCCGCTGACCCTGGCTGTCGACGTAACGGTGTCCCTTACCGTGGTTGACCCGCCGGATCGGCGGGGCCAGGCGTGTCACGGCATGATCGCGCTCCTGGGTTCGTATCGGGTGCCGCTACCCGGGCACGGCTGCCGCAGGTGCTTGTCGCGGCGGTCGTAGTGAAACACCAGGCAGCCGGTGCGCTTGACCACCTGGATATGCGGGCGGCCGCAGCTCGGGCAGGCGACCTGATGGCACGGGTCCTTCACGGATCCTCAATCTCTGCGTTGTCCTCGGGCTCGCGGCGCAACCGCACGCCGCGCGATGTCCACACCGGCACCAGCCGGCCACGGGCCCGATGCCGGCCGGGCCGCTCGACCGCGGCGGCCAGCTCAGCCAGGTTCGGCACGGTCGCGGCCGTCAGCGGGTCGTCCTCGCCGGCACGGGAATGCGCACCGGGGCGGGCCCGACGCAGCAGCACCAGGCCCAGGACCAGCCCGAGCACGGCCAGCACACCGGCGGCGACGACGATCAGCGCGACCACCAGGGCGGTCACGGCTCGACCTCGCCGGAGACGTGCTCAACGTCGGCCGGGCCGTCGTCGGCGAGATAGCCGGCCAGCCCGAGCCGGCCGATCTCGGCGGCGAGGTCGCGCTGGGCCACGCCGAGCACGATCGCCAGCACGGCGTCCCGCTCGACGGTCAGCCGGTCCCGGTCGGCGGCTATGTCGTCCTTGGTCTCCCGTCCCACGTGTTCTCGCCCTCCCGGTCGGCGGCAGGCTTGCTGTCCAACTCGCGGGCGAGCGCTAACGCGCGGCGGGTCGCGCCACTGACGCTGAACCGCTGCCAGGTGTGGTCGACCGGCCGGCCGGCGGACCGAAACACGGTGTGGCGGCCACGGGCCAGCCAGACCAGACGCTGAGACGGAGCGATCCAGACGCCAGCCGTCCAGCCGTGCCGGGCCAGCGTGCCGAGCAGGGCGGGCGGTTCGGCCAGCCGCACAACCCGATAGCCCGCGGCGACCAGCACGTCAGCAGCGGCGGCGATGTCTGGCACCGGCACGTGCGCCGGCCGCCGAGGGCTGCGCGTAGCCGACCTTTCGCCCGTATCCGATGATCCCGACCCATAACCCATAGCGAGACACCGTAAAACCGTATTGAAGGTGACGCCACCAATCGGGCGACAATTGGGCCACGGGAGTGACGCTTGCGCGCGGGCGCGCAGTGACAGACCGTTAGTTTTTACTCCCGGTATCACTCGAACGCAGGTCAGATGCCCGATCCAGCCGAAGACTGGCCGGCGCGGCCGGTTGCTGGATACAGAGCAGAGTCACCCGGCACGGAATGTGAAAAGCCCTCTTGCAGTGACCTGAAATGACAGCGGCCCGGCAGTTTGAACCGCCGGGCCGCTGGGTAATTGACTGGGCTTTACCTCTCCGGCGTCAGCCGGTACTGCGGGCACTTCTCCCGATGTGGCTGCGACGCCCCGCAGAACGGGCACGGGCTGATCGGCGTCATGCCCGGTATGCCGCAGTAGCCGACCTCGCCGAACAGCTCGGTCTCCCACACAACGATGGCCGGCCGGCCGCACGTGCACAGCTCGCCGGGCTTGCCGGTCCGACCGTGGTCGGACGCTGCCGGACGCTGGCCGCTCATGCGCCCGACTCCCGGAACGGGTGCCGCGACGGGATGCCCGGCCGGCTGGCCTGATCGGCGCGCTGCAGGTCGCGCTCGCGGCCGGCGGCCCGCTGCTGCTGCTCGACCAGCCAGGCGACGTTGTGCACGTGCGGTGCGAATCGCTGGCAGGCCGGGCAGTCGTGCCGGTGCTCGGGCCGATCGCCGGGCTTGCGCCGCTTGGCGTCCGGGATCGGCTTGTCGCAGATGCAGCACACATCGCCGGTGCCGCGGCCGACGTGGCCCGGACAGAGCACGCCGCGGCGCAGCTCACCCAGGATCGCGATCGCGTCATCGCGGTCGGTATCGGACAGGTCAAGCAGGCCGACCGGGTCGCCTTCGAACGCCGCAGTGGCGGCAGCGACGGCCTCGGGCGACACTCCGGTCGTGACGTCGACCGCCTGTTGGTCGCGCTGCTGGATCTGGTCTGACATGGTGGATTCCTTCCTATCGGCGGAAGTGGCGCCCGGCCGGCGGTGGTCTCCGGCCGGGCGCTGGTCGTTACTGGCAGTTCTCGACGGTCGAGCCCGGGTAGCTCTTGAGCACGACGGCTGCGGACACCGCGCCGACCGTGATCCGGCCGCCGTCCGGCGTGCGGATGACCACCGGCGTGCGGTCGCACCGTTCGTAGTAGCGCTTCTGCGATTCGCGCTTGCCGCGTGCCGGTGGTTCATACCCGCGAACCTTGGCCATCGCGTCTACCTCCCTGATCGGCTGTGCTTGCACGCTCGAATCTAGTCTACCTGTGCACACGCGGCAGCGTCCGATCGGGTTATCTGGCCGCGACCTGGCAGGTGCTCGCCGTGGTGGCGGCGCCAGCTGGCGGCGCGGCCTGGTCCGTGATCGCGAACGACAGCACGAACCCAAGTGCGGCGGCAATCACCCAGTGCGGCCACAGCGGCCCGCGGCCCTTGACCTGGTTGACGCTGTAGATCGGCATGACTTTCTCCGTTCGGTCTGGACTCCGACCGGGCAATCATGGCGGGTCCGCGCGGCCGGTGGTAACCGAACGCGCCCTGAGATCGCCTCTGCGGCCCGGCGGGTGGCCTGACACCGACCCGCACCGGTTCGCCCGCTCTCGGCAGCGCTGGCGGCCCGAGAGAGCCGAACGAGAGGACCGAGGCCCCCCTACCCCCGGCGGTGTCGGGCTTGAGGTGCGGCCCGGCGGGGGTAGTGGGGCCTCTTTAGGCCAGTCGAGTGACGGCCAGCCGAGTGCCCGAAGCGGGCCCGCAGCCTTCTGACCAGGCAGGTTACGGAGGTTACGACCAGCCTGGTTAACCCTTCCTGCAGGCACGTGAGCGCGCGGGCGGCCGCGCGCCCGCGTACGTACGGGAGAGGTAAACCAGCGAAGTCGTAACCTCCGTAACCTGGCGGCGTTTCCGCAGGTCAGGGCCGATGAAGTGCCGAAAAGCGGGGTGGCGGTTTGATCTTGGCCGCGTCACCCGTATGGAGCAGTGCGAGCGACGAAAAACGGGCGCCCCCGGAATGGGGACGCCCGTCGTCGGCCGCTAGCTGGCCGCGTCAGACCAGCCGGAGGTGACTGGCTGCCTCGGTGGCTGTTTTGAATCGCACGCCGCGCCATATGCGCTGCAGCTTGCCTGGCGCGTTGCCGACCGGCGCTGGATAGTCGGCCTCGATCCAGTGTTCGTCGCGACCGGCCGGCCGCGATTCGGTATCGCCCTGGCGGATCTTCGCTGGCTTCGTCGGCACCGCGCTGACCACGATGCCGGCAGCGGCCAGTGATGCGGGTAGCCGCGTGTTCAGCGTCTGCGCTGACCAGTCGCGCTTGCCCTGCGCGGCCAGGAACGCGGAAAACTCCCGACGCATGACCTCGGCTGTGATGAACGCCGCCGGGTCGGCGACCAGCTGCTCGGCGGCGAATTGGAACCCAACGTCAGTGCTTGAGCGCCATTCAGCCGTGGCCTCGACGACCGGCGCCGGGGCGTCTGACCCGACCTCGCCACCGGCGAACCATGCGACCGCGCCCTCGACGATCCACGAGAGTGCGGCTTGCCAGATGCGCGGGTCACGCTCACAAGCCGGCTTGAGCCTCGGATCGCCGGCCCGGTGCGCGTCGGTGGTCAGCGGCCGGCCAGGCTTGACGAACGTGAACGGCCAGGGCATTTCCTGTAGCCGTCGCCAGGTGCCATGGTCGGTTGAGTCAACCTGCGGGCGAAAGTTCGTGTTGACCCACAGCGTATGGCTGGTCGTGAAGGTCACCGGGTCGCGCCGCATCCGCCGAGCCTCGATCTCGGGCGTGCCAACGGTCTCCTTGATCCGGTGCGTGTCGAGGCGACCCTCTTCGGGGGTCTCCTCAAGCAGCGCGAGCCGGCACCCGCGAAGGTCCATCAGCTCGGTGGGGTGCTGTCCGGGCTGAGCGATCAGCACGCGGTGGGAGATCGTGCGGGCGTAGTCGCCGAGAGCGCGGCGAATCGCCGTCATGACGGCCGTTTTGCCGTTCTCGCCACCCCCGTGGCTGATCACCATGGTGTCGTCGGTCGGCGTATAGCCCGTGGCGGACTGCCCGATCTTGAGCTGGAACCATTCCAGACAGCCGGGATGCACGGCCTCAAGCGCCTTCGTCCACCGCGGCGCCCTCATGCTGGGTATGTAGTCGACGCCCGCCACCCGCGTCATGAGTAGATCAGGGTCGCTCGGTCTCAGCTCACCGGTCCGCAGGTCAACGACACCGTTTCGGACGTTGAGCAGGTCCGGGTGAGCGTCCAGATCGGTCGTGCGGGTCCGTACGCCGTCCATGCCACGGCACAGCGTCACGACGGCCTGCAGCTTCTTGACGTTGAGCAGGTTCAGCCAGATGTCGGCTTGCGTGCGCGCCTCGGTCAGGTCCCGCGTGATCTGCTGCCAGGTCTTGCGCTCGTCCGGGGTGCCCTTGTTCTCGATCAGCCGTTCGACCTCTTTTCGGTCGAGCACAGCCAGCGGGTCGAGGCCGGCCCGCGCCCGCACGGTGTCGATCAGGGCGGACTCGCGCAGCTGCGCCGATCCGGCGCGTGCACGGTAGTCCCGCTCGGTGTCGTCGGCGAACTGCCGTACGGCCTCGATCAGCGCGGCCTCGGCGGCTTCGTCGATCGACCAGCGGCAGCCATCCCACTGCAGCCAGCCCAGTGCCGGCGTCCAGCGAAAACGGCCGCGCACGACGTGGTCGGCGATGATCTCGGCGGCTCGGGAGTCGGCGCCTTGCGCGCGGGCCGTTGCCTGCAGCCCGGCGACCGTGTCGGCCTCGGTGCGCAGCGGGATCACGTTTTCGCTCATCGCGCACCGTCCACCCGTCGCGGCGACCGGAAGCCTGAGGCGATCGCGTAGCTGATTTCCCCGGCGGGTAGTCGGGCCTGTCGCGCGGCGTCGGCCAGGGCGGCCTCGACCTCGCCGCGGTCGATCCAGCCGGCGTCGGCCATGCCGGCCAGCCGCGAGGCTGATCGGTACAGCTTCCGGTTGCGGCCGCTGTTGGGTTCCATCCCGGCCAGCTCGGCGCACGCCGACTCCAGTGCCGCGGCGGCGTAGCGCTGGTTGCGGTCTTCGGCTGCGGCCAGGGCCCGGGATGCGGCGGCCGGCCGGGTGATCGTGGTCGTGCGCTGCGGCTGGTCGGTCGCGTCGTGGCCGGTGCGGCGTAGCTCGCCGGCCAGCCATGCGGGCAGTGGTGCCGGGTCGTGGCCGGCGCTGATCCGCCGGTAGGTGCCGGCCGCGGTCGCACTGCCCGGGATGAGCAGGTAGCCGCCCCGGGCCTTGACGTCGACTTGCCAGGCCAGGGCCCCGGCGGCCATCTGGCCGTCCGTGCGGACCCGGCCGCTGCTGGTTTTCCACCGGCCGGCCTCGGCGGCGTAGATCAGGTGTAGCCCGCCCGAGGGTGTCTGGACAGTCAGCGTGTCCCGCTCGGCGATCGCCTGCTGGGCCTCGGGTGCCAGCTGGCCGAAGCAGTCGACGCCGCTGGTCGGCGCCAGCGCGGCCGTCCACTCCCGCCCGGGCAGCGGCTGCTCGGGCGCGATCAGCCCGGGCTTGCAGTCGATGTCCACACCGAGCAGGCCCGAGGCGCCGCAGTGCACGGCCCAACTCGCGTGCGGGTACAGCGCGGCCCGAAACCGGGTCACGGTCGGGTCGTTGCTGGCGGCGTAGATCCCGTGGCACAGCGATACCGGGTCGGCGGCCAGGCACGGGCACTCGGCGGCGACATGGTCGGCGCGGCCGGGCTTGCACGCCTGGCACCCGCCGCGGGGGAATTTGCCGCCGTCCTGCAGCGGCACGAGATACCAGCGCCGGTGCGTGACCAGCCACAACGCGGACGCTGCGGCCGGCGAGACCTCGCGGGCGATGTGACAGTGGTCGGCTCGCATGGTGGGGAGTCCTTCCCACCGGGCACGACACGCGCGGGAGGCGCTGCGGACGCGGTTCGCGTTCCGCTACGCTCAAGCGGTGCCGCCCGGGTGTCCGTGGCAGGAGCGGGCGGTCTAGGCGTCAAGGGGTCCAGCTGGTCGGGCTGGGCCCCTTGTCACGTCTGAGGGGGAGCGTGCCGCGATCGGCCTCGGGCACGGGTGACCTTCTGCGGCGTGTCGGCCGAATGGGCCACATCGGTCTGCTGCTCGGTCGCGTCTCGCCGGTCTTTCCAGGCATACAGCGTCCGGCGCGCGATCTGGAACACGTCCACGATTCGCTCGGTCTTGATCCCGGCGTCGAGTGCCTCCATCACGAGCAGCCGAAGCCGCTCGTTGCACGCGTCGAGTTGGGCCTGCAGGTCGACCCGGGTCTGCCCTTCGGCCTGGCCGCGCTTCAGGATCTCAAGCTGCTGTTGCTCGGGTAGCTGTGTCATGCGCCGGACAGTACCCCGTGTGTGCAGGAGTAGACAAGCGGCGTGCTGTCGTGTCATCCTGGCGGCTGTCATGAGAACGGCCCGGCGGCTGCTGACACAGCCCCGGGCCCTGATCGGGAGGTAGCCCCGATGCCCAAGAGTGTGCCTGACCAGCGGCAGGAGTCGCCAGCGGACAGCCCGCTTCGCGCCGTGGCTCGTGCGCATCGCACCCGCGGCCGGGCTGCGGCCCGCCGGCCGCTGTCGTCGTTGCATGACCCGATCGAGGGTCAAGACGTCCTGTTTCCCGAGCTTTCCGCGCCGGCCCAGGACGGTGCCCAGTGACCGCCCGGGCCCAGCTGGCGCGCATGTCGCTGCCGCTCGCGTGTGTCTTCGTCCTTGTCGCCGTGCTGGTTGGCATCCTGCAGGCGCCGCGATGGCTGACGGCGTTCGCCGCTGAGCTGACCGAGATCGCCGCGGTGGCCGGCCTGGCGCTGCTGGCCTACCTCGCCGGCCAGCCGCTGCCAGCCAGCGCGAACCGCTTCATCCGACCCGCCGACCAGGGGAGCGACCAGTGACCGCGCTGTTTGAGCCGTCCTACACGCGCCGCGGCGCGCTGATCCTGCCGGCCACACTCTCGCCCGAGGCCGAGCTGGCGGGCTACACCGACGACGTTCGCCAGTTGGAGATCGCCGCGGCGGAGGCACAGCGCATCCGCGAGCTGCCGAGCGAGGCTGTACTGCAGCGGCAGCAGGAGATCACCGAGCACGAGCGGGTGACCGCGCTCGACGCGCAGTTCCATGCGATCACGCTCGACGGCGAGGCCGCCAAAGAGCGTGCCGAGCTGCAGGCGAAAGCCGACGCGGCAGCCGCTAAGCGCCGGCTGGCCGCCGACCCGTCCGTGCGGGCACTTGAGCTGGCCGGTCGCCGCGATCGGCTGATCCGGGTGCTGTGGGCGGTGATGATCTCCGCCATGGCCTACACCTGCGTGAACGTGCAGACGTACGTGGCGGGCCCGATCGACTGGCACAAGCCCATGTGGTGGGTGGCGTGGCTGGTCGACCCGCTGCTGTCGGCGATCGTGGTGAGCCTGGTCAAGTCCCGTGGCGACCTGGCCGGCAGTGATGACAAGCGCGGCGACACCATCCTGTTGATCGTTGAGCTTGGCGTCTTGTTCGCCGTCCTCGGCATGAACGTCGCCCCGGTGCTCTCCGGCCACCCGGCCGGCTGGCGCCCGGGCGTGCCGGCGGCGCCGCTGGACGTGTCCGCGCTCGTGCGGGACATGGTGATCCCGTCCGCGGCGTTCGCCGTCGCGCTGGTGCTGCCGATCGTGGCCGCCCGATACAACCGGCGGATCGACGCCTTGCACGCTCAGGCGACGGTGGCCCGTCAACCGGCCGCGGGCCCGGGTCGCCACGTCGCCGGCCAACCGCCGGCCGGCGGGTCGGGTAACCGCCGCGCTAACCGCTCGCCGAACGGCTCGGCGAACCGCCCGGCGGCGCGCAAGCCAACCGCCCGGCCAACCGGTGCGCCAACCGCCGGGCCAACCGGTGGCCAACCGCCTACCGCAGATACCCAACCGGCTGACGACACCCGCACTGACCTGCTGCTCAAGGATGGTGACCTGGATCTGTTCAGCAAGGTTCGGGACGCGATCGCCGCCGGAGACCTGCCGGTTAGCCCGACCAACAACGCGGTATTCACGGCGGTTGGCCAGCCCAACGGCGCCGGCCGCGGTCGGTCCAACCGGGTCGCCGAGGCGATCCGCCGATCCGCCGAGCAGTAGCCCCTACTACCCCGCCCGTAAGCCACCGGGTGGGCGGCACAAGGAGTCCAGACCTCGCCGCCCACCCGGGCTACTCCACCAAGGGAGTGCGCCAACCATGGCACAGCCATTTGAGTCCGAGCACGACGACACGGCAGAGGTGATCTACCTCCCCGGCCACGACGTCGAGGCCGCGCCCGAGACCGTCGAGGGCGAGCTGGTCACCGACCAGCCCGAGCCGACCAACCTGCCGGCCACCCGCGGCCAGCGGCTGCCGGCCACGCGCCGACTGCGCGACGTCGTGCCGACCCCCGGGCCGCGGACGCGGGCCGCGGCGATCGAGGGCAGCCGCACCGGCATCCGGGTCGCGGTCGTGGTCGCTCAGGGGCATCTGACCTGGGCAAAGAGGGCACGCCGCCGGCTGACGCTGGCGGATCACCATGAGGCCGTCAAGATCGCCCGACACTCGGGCGACCAGGCCGCGTACTCGGTCGCGATCGAGCGGCTGCAGCGTGCGCAGATGGCCCGTCACCAGCGGATCAAGGATCTGCCCGTGTCGACGTTCGCCGTGATCAAGGCGACCGTGATCGCGGTCGGCGCGCTGCTCGTGCTGCTGCTGGTCGTGATTCCGGTCGTGATCGTGGTCGCGGGTGTCGACGGCGTGACGGCCGCCAGTTGGTATCACGGCCTCGGTCACGTGCTGCAGGCCCTGATCAGCGGCGGCCACGTGGCCTCTGACCTGCTGCTTTCCCCGTGGACGGCCGGTGCCGCCGCACTCGGTTGGGTCGGCGCGGCCTACCTGACCGGCCGGGGCGAGGACACGCCGCGGTGGCTGCTGCCCGAGGCGAAGCGCTTCGGCGACGTCGCGATCACGGCGGATGCGGTCACGCAAGCCCTGGTGAACCTCAAGATCGCCGACCTGACGCGCAAGCTGACCAAGGAAGGGCAGCTGCTCGACTTCATCGTGCCGCCCCGGGAGCAGGGCGGGGGCACGTATCTGCAGGTCAAGCTGCCTGTCGGCATCATGGCGGCCGACATCCTCAAGCCAGAGGTGATCGAGCGACTGGCCGGCAACCTGAACCGGCACAAGCACGAGACCTACCCGCAGCGCGATCCGGAGGCCGACGCCCGCGTACTGGACCTGTGGGTGGCAGACAAGGGTGCGCTGGACCAGCCGGCACCCGAGTGGCCGCTGCTGGCTGAGGGCGAGGTTGACGTCTGGAAGGACAACCTTCCGTGGGGCGTGACCATGCGCGGCGAGCAGGTCGAGCAGGGGATGCTGCAGCGCCACTGGCTGATCGGCGCGACCAGCAAGCAGGGCAAGACGACCGTGTTTCGCCTGGTCGCGCTGTTCGTGGCGCTGGACCCGACCGTTGAGCTGCACATCGCCGACCTCAAGGGCGACGGTGACTGGTCGATGTTCCGCGACCGGGCGGCGACGCTGATCGAGGGCGGCGCCGAGGAACACGCCGAGGCGACCTGCGACCTGCTCGGCTGGGGCGTGACCGAGATGCGTCGCCGCTATGAGGTCAAAACGGAGCAGGGGCTACGCCTTGACCGTGCCCTGAGCAGGCAAAAGGGGTCTGGATTCCACCCGATCTACATCATGGTTGACGAGTGCCAGATCCTGTACGGCGCACCCGCCCCGGTCGGCGGCACCAGCAACAAGAGCAAGGCATGGCGGTATGCCAAGACGCTGCATGACCAGGCCCGCGCGGTGAATATCCACTTCCTGGAGGCCACGCAGCGGCCGGACGACCGCACGCTGCCGGTGCAGGTCCGCGAGGGTGCGCACGTGCGTGTGGCGCTGAACGTGCCCAACGAGTCAACGGCTCGGATGATCCTCGCCGACACGGTCGACCGCGGCGCGCGTCCGCAGGACCTGCGGCCGTTCCGTGACCGCGGCACGGTCGTGGCAACCGGCGAGGTTGACGGCATTCCCGCAGGTCAAGCGTTTGTGATCATTAAGACGCACTACGTGGACCACGATCAGTCGACGGCGGTCGCGGCCCGCTCGGTGGAGATCATGCGCCGGCACGGCCGCGACGCGCGGCAGTCGCCGGTCGTCGAGGCGCCCGAGGACCGCGACCTGCTCGACGACCTCGATGAGGTCATGCACGGTGAGCAGCAGGTTCGCACCGAGACGATCGTGAAGCGGCTGGCCGAACTGCACGCCGGCACCTACGGCGAGTGGACGACCAAGCAGCTCAACGCGGGTCTGCGGGTCATCGGCGTCACGCCGCGCAAGCGGGACGGCGGCAAGATGCATCTGCTGCTGGCTGACCTGCAGGTCGCGATCGCCAACCGGGCCGATGAGGTCCGCGCCGAGGACGCCGACGACGACGGCGAGTGATCGTCGTGACCCGGGGAGGCGCCCGGAAATCCGGGGAGGTCTCCCCGGGGCCTCCCCGGGCCTGCCTCCCCGGGCTGGCCAGGCAAAACAGGTCACGGGGAGGCGCGGGAAGCACCCGATCCGGCGGCCCTCGGAGGGCTCTCAGCGGCCCTTTCGGGCCACCCCCGGTGCCTCCCTCCCCGGTCCAGACACACAGCAGCGCCCCGGTCGAGTGATCCTCGACCGGGGCGCTTTTCTGTGCCGGGGGACGGCTGTCAGGTGCCCGGCGATTGGCTGCCATCGTGCGCCGTCGCCGCCGCGGACACCAGCGGCGTGCCGTCTCCGCCGTGCGGGTCGGCGGTCGGGGTGACCTGCCGGCGGGTGATCCAGGCCGCGATCAGCGGCGCCAGGACGGCTGTGAGGCCCTCGGCGACGTGCGCGGCGGCATCGGGCAGGGCCAGGCCCAGCGCGGCCAGCACGGCCACCACAGCGGCCACGACGGCCGTCACCGCGCCGGTGACCATCGCAGGTTCGGGGCGGCCGGTCACCGCTGGTACTCCAGGGTCACCGCGGCGCCACCCGGGCAGGCCAGGTTGAGCACCAGCGCCGACGTCCGGGCCGGCGCCGGGCCCCAGTGCGCCGACCAAAACCGGACCATCGGCGCGCCGAGGTCGTTAACGTGGTCGGCCACGGCGACCGGGTGGACGTCGTCGCCGCCCGGGTCGGGCTCGACGAACCAGTTGGCGTACCGCACGTGCCCGGCGACCTTCGCGTCGTGCGGGTAGTACGGCCCGACGACGACATGGGCCATCACGTCGCCGTGCCAGCCGCCGGGCGGCGCGAGCGGGATGGTGAAGTCCCAGTGGTCCCAGGTCTCGGGCGGGCTGCCCGGTTCGGCGGGTGCCGGTGTGGCCGGCAGCATCACGGTTGCCACGGCGTCGTCATCCTCCGGTGGTGCGGGTGCGGGTGCGGGTGCGCCGAAGAGCACGGCGGCCAGCTCGGCGATCTCGCCGCCGAACGCGCTGGCGTCGAGTAGGTGGCCGGCGACCTGGGCTGAGTCGGCGAACTGCAGGACGGCCACGGGTAGGCCGCCGTAGCCGGTCCAGTAGTCGGCCGGCACGTCGCCGTAGAGCACCGAGGCCGGCGCGGGCCGGGTCGAGGGGTAGCGGCTGGACCACAGCGGCGGCAGGCCGGTCAGGTCGGGCTCGCCGATCTGGCGCCAGTACCACTGCGGCAGGTAGGTCAGCGGCACGGCGTAGCCGGCGGCGTGTAGCCCGTCGATCAGTGGTCGGGTGGTGGTCAGGTCGCCGGAGCCCTGCTCGACGTCGATGGCCACCGGCACGCCGGCCGGCACGGTCTTCCGGATGCGCTCGACCTGGCCGGCCGGGTCGCCGTCGCGCTGGTAGTGGTAGGCGATCGTGATCATCCCGGCGTCGCGGGCGGCGTTGTACTGGTCCAGGAACGCCGGGCTGGTGTAGTCGGCGCCCTCGGTGGCCTTGACCAGCGCGAAGGTGAAGCCCTCGGCGGCCACGGCGTGCATGTCGATGCCGGTTTGGTACGCGCTGACGTCGATCCCGAACAGCACGCGGGTCACTCCCTGGGTAGGTCTCGGGACAGGTCGGCGACCTGGGCCCGCAGCCGCTCGACCTCACCGCGGGCGAGGGTGAGCTGCCCGGACAGGTCGGCGACGGTGGCGCGGGCTTCGGCTAGCTCGCGGGTCAGGTCGGAGACCTGCCGGCGGTACGGCCCGAGCAGGGCCACGGCGGACTCGGACAGGCTGCGGGCGGCCTCGGCGCCGGATCGCTCGACGTCGGCGGCGACCTGCCGGCGCTGGCCGCGGAAGGCGAGCAGGGACGCGAGCCCGCCGAGGCCGCCGGCACTGGCCAGTAGTTGGGCGATGGTCAGCCATCCGGGCGTCACGACTCGCCCCGGTCCAGGTCGCGTCGCAGCAGCGCGGCGCCGGTGGCCGCGGCCCGCAGCTGGCGGCCGATCTGCCAGGCGCGCACCGCGCACGCCGCGGCGAATCCGAGCACGAACGCCGCGGCGACGGTGCCGCGCAAACCAGCCACGCCGACCACGGCGGCGCCGTAGCCGCAGCACCAGCCGGCGAGCACGCACAGTCCGATGCGCTCGACCAGCAGACCGACCGGGCTTGCGGCGATCACGCCGGCCAGGGCGGTGCCACCACCGAGCAGCAGCCCGGCCGACCACGTGTAGCGCTCCCACGGGGGTAGTAGGGCCAGCACTCCCGCGGCCCGGCCCGGGGCGAGCAGCCCAGCCAGGCCCGAGGCGCAGCACGCCGCGAGTAGCCACAGCTCGAACGGCTCGCGCCGCATCAGCGGGTGCCCAGCCAGTACAGGGCGACCTCGCTGGGCACGCCGAGCGTGACGGCCGAGAGGGTGTAGGCCGCCGAGGCCCAGCTGCCCCAGTACAGGACGTCGCCCGCGGCCAGGACGACGCCGCGCGAGCTGGCCACGATCGTGCCGTCACCTCCGGCGTTGGCGACGTTGCGGTTGTCCCGCAGCACGGAGGACCCGGCGGTGGCCGCGCCGCGGGTGACAAACGCCGCGCACGTGGCCCCGGCGGCCAGCGCAGTGACCACGGCCCGGACCTGCAGGAGGTAGCGGCCGGTCGCGGCGATGGTGATCGTGGACTGGGTGCCGCTGGCGGTCGCGATGGTGGCGAGCCCGTCCGGGTCCTCGCCGATCTGCCAGTGCGTGCCGGCGAAGTTGTCGGTGCTGGCCGGTAGCGGCACGTCGTCGAGTGCCTTCACGCGGCACACGGGGGTGGCTGGCACCGGTGGCGGCCCGGCGCGGGTCAGCTCATCGACGCGGGCCCGCAGCGCGGCGATCTCGTCCCGCGGGCTCGGTGGGACCTGGGCCCGCCCGGCCGGGATGTCCGGGTAGGTCATGCGGTGACGGGTCCGATCATCTGCACGGTGCCGACCGCGGACCACTGGTCGGCTCCGTTGGCGACGGTTAGCAGCCGCACGGCGTATTGCCCGGGTGTCAGGTACGGGTGCCCGGCGACATGGATCACGGCGGTGTCGCCGACCTGCACGGCCTCGACCGGCGGGCTGCCGGTGGCCGCGCCGGTGATGCTGCGGCCGTCCATGCGGACGGTGGCCGCCCCGCCGAACCGGGGTGTCGTGTTGGTGTCCAGCTCGCCGAGTGCGTAGCCGTGCAGCACGTCGACGCTGGTTTCGCTGGAATGCGACGTGTCGGCGGTCTGCAGCCAGGGCCAGCCGGCGGCCGGGTAGGTCTCGTCATAGGCGCTGGACCAGGCCAGCGCGCCGCCGCTGGTGCTGCGGCTGTCTTGGCCCTTGGCGAACACGTCGAATGTCATGCCCGTGCCGTCGACGGTGGCGGTCAACGCCGTGCACGCCTGGCCGTAGTCCCAGGCGTGCGGGTAGCCCAGCTGCCCGAGCCGGCCGTCTACGGCGCGCATCCGCCAGCGCAGGTAGGCGTGCGCGTCGTCGGCCCACTCCGGGCTGAACTCGATCTCGACCCGCTCGGCGAGCTTGGTCAGGTCCGCGAGGCGCTGACCCAGTGAGGCGAGATCGGCGGTGCGTAGGCCCCGGCGGTGTAGTAGGACCAGATCCAGACCAGCCGGGCGGCGACCGAGGCCCAGGACAGCGCCGTGTTGCCCGGGTCGGTGCTGGCCGGGCCGAACACGATGTCACCGGTGGCCACGCTGGCCCCGCCCGAGCGCTGCTCGTAGATCGCCAGGGCCTTTTTGTCGAGGTAGTCCCACAGCGTCGTGGTGGTGATCGCCGCGGTCGGTGGCTGCTGGCTGTCGTCGACGCTGACCTGCGCGACCATGCCGGCCTGCAGGATGATCGAGCCGTAGGCATAGGCGAGCGTCCAGCGCCAGGGCTCGCGGAGCATCTGCAGGGTGTCGTCGTCCAGTCGCGGCGCCAGCGCCACCGTTGCCGACAGCGACCCGGATCCGTTGATCTGCCGCGACCAGCTCGGCGGCGCCGCGATCGGCAGGTCGGCGACCACCTGACCCGAGACGGTTTCGGCGAGTAGCAGCCGAAACGGCGGGCCGATCCGGGCGCTGCCGGTCCGGCCGGCCAGGGCCGGCGAGGGTGGCGCCACGACGTAGGGCGGCAGTGTGGCCGCCGCGGTGGCCAGCGTCAGTGCAGCCGTGCCGGCGCCGGCGAGGGTGGGTGATCCGGTCACCGCCGCGGCCAGCGGCAGCGGGATGGAGCCCGTGCCGGTCACGCGCGGCGTGCCGGCCGCTGTGGGCGCCGAGAGGCCCAGTGCGGCCGCGGCGGTGCCGGCCGGGCGCGGGGTGCCGGCGCTGGCCGATCCGAGCGTCAGCGCGGCGCTGCCGGTGCCGGAGTAGGCCGGGCCCGCGCTGGCGGTCAGCTCGACGGCAGCGATGGAGTATTTCTGCCCACTCGGCGCGCTCAGCCCGGCGGTTTTCGCCCCGGCGGCGCCGAGGCCGGACCAGTAGGCGCCCCACACGGTGTAGGCGCCGGAGACGTTGAGGCCGGTCTGCTGCGTGGCGGCGACGCCGTCGATCGCCAGCCAGGTGCCGGCGTTGGACAGTGCATTCCAGTCGCCGATCGCGGCGACGATCGCGCTACCGGCACCGGTGGTGGTCAGCCCGACCGAGCCCGCGCCGGCCGCGTGCGCTTGCGCCGAGGCGCCGACCGCGGCCACGCCGGAGAACCGCAAGCAGGAGACGCCGTAATCCAGGCCGTTGCCGGCCGCGGTCACGCTGAGGGTGAAGGTCTGCGCAGAGGCTGCGCTGGCCGTCCAGATCGAAACCCAGCAGTAGCTCGCGGCGCTGACGACCTGGCGCTGTGTGTAGGTCAGGCCGCCACCGGTCGGCGTGGCCAGGGTGGTGCCGGCGTCCTGGGTGATTCCGTAGATGACCAGGACGTCACCGGCGGCCACCGTGACACTGAGCGTCTTGGGTGAGGTCGCCGTGTTCCAGGCGCTCTCATAGCGCGCGACGAACGTGGGTGCCACGGCGCTAGTCGGTGATGGTCACCGTGAGCTGGTATGTGCCGGCGGACGAGAAAGCCTGACTCGCGGCCAGGGAGCCGCCGAAGCAGAACGTGCCGGCCGCGGACGCCGACCACACGCCGAAGTAGGCGACGGTCACCCCGGACGGCACGTTGATCGTGACCTGTGATCCGGCTTTGCTGCCGTTGGCGGCGGCCGACCAGGTGGTCTGCACGCGGGCATACGACCCGCCGGTGACCTCGCTCGCGCCGGTGGTGCCCGGGTCGGCGGTATGCAGCGACACCCACGATCCCTGTGCGCCGACGTTGTCCAGCGCGGCGTTGCGGACGGCGACGGTGAAAGCCACGTCGTTCTCCTCAGGCGGGCGTCAGGCCGACAGTCAGGGGATTGCGGGTGTCCGCGGCCCAGCCGACCGAGCCCCCGCCGAGGACGTCGACTTTCAGCCGCACCGTCGATGCGCCGGTGAAGACAGTGGAGCCGATCGGCATCACCGCGCAGCGGTTGTCACCGCCGGCACCGGCGGTCGCGATCGCCCCCGCGAACGGGCCGTTGTTGACCGAGGCGTAGTAGTTGATCGTCGTCGGACTGACAATGCTGGTGATCTTGAACAGCGTGCTCGCCCACAGCCGGTACGGAAATCCCGGGTCGGGCACGTTGACGCTGATCAGCGTGTTTCCCGCGCCACTGACCGTGCCCGCGACGTTGCTATTGCTGTCCGGTGTGCCCGGCCACGCTCCGGTGAATACCGCGCCTTGGGTGCCGCGCCAGAGGCTTTGCGAGCTGTCCCAGTAGTCGACCAGCGCCGGATACGGGGCCACGGCGGTGCGATAGCGCAGCTCGCCGTCGATGCGCCCGGGCGAGGCCAGGGCGTCGCCGGGCAGCATATGCCGCACGCCGCCGGTCAGTGCCGTACTCGGACGCACGTCGGTGATGTCTGACGCGACGATCGAGGTGGTCCCGGCGCGCACCCGGACCTGTGCCAGGGCAACGGCACCATCGGGCAGGTTGGTCGGCGCGTTCGGCGACGCGGCCGGCGTGCCGGTGAGAATGTCGACCATGGCGCCGTGCGCCGGGTCGTTGCTGATCGACGCCTGGTCATAGACGACGGCAAACACCACGTCGATGCGTGGATTCGTCGCGTTCGCCGCGGCCGGGTTGACCGTCACCGTCGACTCGGACCACCCGAGATACGGGCCCTGGCCCGAGCGCTCACACACGTACGGCCCGGCCAGCACGTCGACGGCCATCGCCGCTGTGGTCTGCTGCTGGACCCGCAGCGACGTGCACCCGCTGCTATCCCACTGGTGCGGCAGGACGCCGTTGCGGGCCGCGAGCGGGTTTGCCGACTTGACGTCGGGCAGTAGCAGGCTGGCCAGGAACTTGCGGATGTCGCGGCCGGAATTCTGACCGGTGACACCGTCCGCCGCGGTCAGCGGGACGGCATCGGCGAGGGCGACGGCCAACGGTGCTCCCTATGCGTAGCTGGTGCGCCAGCTGGCGGTGAGTGCGGCGGATGCGGACTGGACGGCGCCGACGAATCGCAGCGCCAGCGTCTGGCCGGGCGGCACGGCGAACCAGTCAGCGGCGAGCAGGTAGGCCCGGCGGCCGGCACCGTTGAGCGTGACCGCACCGGTGCCCGTGTTGATCGTGAGCACGTCGGATGCGGCGAGGTCGCCGCCGTAGATGATCCAGCCGTCACCGGCCTGCAGCGCCGGCCGCTGAACGGGACCGGTGATGGTCACGATGACGTCGGCCGGGGCGGTGCCGGCCGTGTTGTCCAGCATCACGATCCCGGTCGCGGTCGGCGTCCCCCAGGCGATGCCGGTCGCCGGTGTCGCTGGCCCGTTCCAGCGCACACCGGTGACGCCGGCCGGGCCGTTCCAAGCGACGCCGCCCGGCCCGGACTGGGCCATCGGCGTCGAGACTGACTGCAGGTCGACCGAGAGCAGCCGCGGATCGGGCGCGGTCAGGCTCAGGGAGAAGTCGGCGGCGCGTGCCCCTTGGGCTTTGAATTGCACCTCGGATGATCGCTGGACCAGGCAGAACAGCGTGCCCAGCGCGTCGGTCACGGTCAGCTCGCGTAGTGCGCCCGGATCCAGGCACAGCGCGGCCAGCTGCCGTTTGGTCGCGGCGAATGCCTCATCGGTGGTCGCCGACAGTCGCCCGGTGATGGCGATGGTGCGCGCGTCCTGCCAGGCCGGGGCGTAGTAGGACCCGGCGGCGAACGGGCGCGGCGTGTAGGACGTCCTCGGCTTGGGGCTGTCGTACCAGTTGATCTCTGCGACGGTCAGCGACACAGTGCCGTCGTCGTAGCCGTCGAGCGCGAACGCGTCGAGCGTGATCACCGGGTCACCTCAGGGCGAACAGCAGCCGACGCTCGACTTCGGCCGCGACCTGTGTTGGGTTCATGCCCTCGCCGGAGACGTGGATCTCGACAGAGGGCCCGGCGGCGCCGGAGGTCAGCGCGTCCCACTGCCCGGGGCTCAGCACGGGCTCGGGGCTACCGGTGCCGTTGTAGGACAGGGACAGCCCGGGCGGCATCAGGCCGCCGGTGTCGTATCCGTGGCTGTGCCACGGGCCCGGCGCGAACCACGACGGGCCGTAGTTGGCCATCGCGTACCGGCTGGCGGCGATCACCGAGTCGATCGGGTCGAACGGGTTGGTGTGCCCGGGCAGGGCGTAGGCCCGAAACGTCGGCGGGATGACCTGCATCAGCCCCAACGCCTCGTTTCCACCAGAGTTGATATCGACGATGCCCTGCACGGCCCGCGGGTTGCCGCTGGACTCGGTCATTGCCTGCTGGTAGAGCCCGGCCGCATACGACTGCGGGAAGCCGAGGATGGACAGCGCGGCCGCGATCCAGTCCGAGACCTGCCCGGGTGGCGCGGCGCCGCCGGTGGCGGCCATGCGGGACCACCAGTCGCGCAAGTGGTCGACCAGCAGGCGGATCTCACCGCCGGGCACACCCAGCGCCAGCCGGCCCATATCGCCCGCGCCGGCCAGGAATCCGGCGCCGTCGTTGACGATCGCGGACAGCAGCCGCTGTGCCGAGCCGACCGGGTCGCGCACGAAATCGACCACGGTGCCGGCGACGTTGGTCACCGTCGACCAGGCGGTGTCCGCGGCCGACCCGAGCGGCGCCAGGACGTTGGACTGGATCCAGGCGCCGAGTTGTGCGTGCACCACACCGTCGAGCAGCTCGCCGGGCCCCATGGGCCCCACCGCGGACAGCACGGCCTGGGGGCCGCCGAGGCCGGCGATCTGCTCCGGGGAGAGCACGATCTCGCCGGGACGCAGGAGGGCCGGCACCTCATCGACGCCGCGATCAAGGCCGGGCACCAGGCCGCCACCGGCGAATCGCACTGGGGCGACATAGGGCAGATCGAGGTCGTGCAGCCCGACGTGGTCGGCAATCCAATTCCACGTTGCGCGGATCCCGTTGTCATACACGTCGGTGATCACAAAGTTGACCGGTACGGCTGCGGCGGCCTTGACCCGATCCCAGGCGCGGCCGATCCACTCGGCAGTCGCGTCGAACGCGGCACCCAGGCCGTGCACGGCCTCGCCGCCGGCCGCGAGCACCGGCGCTATCACGTTGTCATGCGTCCATCGGATCACCGCGCCGATCGCGTCCATCACGGGCCGAACGGCGTTGTCGTGCAACCAGTGGAAGATCACGGCCCACCCGTCGATCTCGCGGCGAATGAAGCCGCCGACCACGGATACGGCGGTGTCCCACAGCCAGTGGAACGCCGTGGAGATCGCGTGCCAGACCGGCTGCACGACGCTGTCGTTGAGCCAACGGAAGATCGCCGCCCACCCGTCGATCTCGCGGCGGATGAACGTGCCAACGATCGAGATCGCCGTATCCCACAGCCACCGGAACGCCGCGGCGATCCCGCCCGCGACGGGCTCGATCACGGTGTGCCACAGCCAGGTCAGGATCGCCGCCCACCCGTTGATCTCGAACCGGATGAAGTCGATGACCGGGCGGATGCCGTTGTCGTAGAGCCACCGGAACGCCGCGGCGATCCCGCCCGCGACGGGCTCGATCACGGTGTGCCACAGCCACAGCGCTACCGGGGCGACCAGCTCGCGGAACGCGAAAACCAGCGGCGCGATCAGCGCCGTCGATATGACCAGGAACGCGATCTCGGCGGCCAGGGCGATGCCGCGGAAGGCGGGCTCCAGGATCGTGCGCCAGACCCACACTGCGGCGTCACCGACCGCATGGAACGCGATCACGACGCCTTGCAGCCCGATGGCCAGCGCATGACCCACCGTCGCCGCCACGTTGCCCAGCCAGGCAAACGCGCCCTGCAGCCAGTCCCACACGGCGCGGCCGGCGGTCTCGATCGCGTGCCAGGTGCCGAGCACGACGTCACGAAAGCCTTGGAAGTGCTGCCAGGCGTAGATCACCCCGACGACGACGGCGGTCAGCGCCAACAGGATGATCCCGAGTGGGTTCGTCTCGAACGCGATCGACAGCGCGGCGAACGCGATCCGCACGCCCATGATCGCGTCGCGGACCAGGACGAATGCCTTGGCCAGCACGCCGATCGTTGCGTCGAGCGCGGCCCAGGCCGCGAACGCGGCGCCGATGCCGACGACGACGGGCATCAGGGGCCGCAGCCAGCCCGAGACCGCGACCAGGGCGGGACCGACGACGTCGGCGAGCAACCGGGCGGCCTCGCGCAGCCCGCCGAGCAGCGCGCCGCCGAACGCGGCCGCGACCGGCTGGATCGCGGACCAGACGTTGGCCAGCACCGGGATCAGCTCGCCCGCGAACCGGCCCAGGTCGCGGAAGGTGTCGGCGAGGACATGGATTGCCGCGGACTGGCCCAGCCGCGTGATCAGCCCGGGCAGGTCGCCGAGCACGGTCGTCAGCCCGCCGAGCGTGGCTTTGATCGCCGGCATGGCGGGCTCGAACAGCCGACCGAGGGCACGGTTGGTGTTGTCGATGAAGTTCGACCACATCCCGGTCAGCGACTGGGATTGCGCGGACATCATGCCGGCGAATGCCTGGGTGGCGCCGGCCGCGCCGGTCGTGCCCTGCTCGATCCCGGACAGCAGCTGCGGGATCGCCTGACTGGACGGCACCAGCCCCTTCTGGATCATGTCCGACAGCTCGCCCGTCGTGACGTGCATCTGGTTGGCCAGGATCCGCAGAGCGGGGATCCCGGCCTCGGTGAGCTGCAGGATTTCGTCGGACTGCACGCGGCCCTTGGCCGACATCTGCCCGATCGCCTCGGTGACGCGATCCAGCATCTGCGCGTCACCGCCCAGGCCGGACACGGCGTCGCCGATCGAGGTCAGCACGGGGACGACGTCCTGGGCTTGGAAGCCGAAGGCCAGCAGTCGCTGTGCCGCTGTGGTGACCTGGCCCAGCTCGAACGGCGTCGTGGCCGCGAGCTGGTTGAGGTGGTCGATCATCTCGCCCGCGGCCTGGCTGCTGTGCAGCATGGTGGTAAAGGCGATGCGGGACTGTTCCTCGGCGGCGTCGAACCGGATCCCCATGCCGGCCGCGGCGACGCCGGCCAGGGTGAACGCGGTGCCGGCGGTGAGCCCGTACTGCTGCGCGGTGTCTCGCAGCGACGTGATCGGCGCCAGCGCGCCGGTGCGCAGCGCGCCGCCGACCCGGGACCACACCGACTCGGATTCAGCGGCCACACCGCGCATCGCGGGCCCCAGCGCGTCGACGGCGGAGCTGGCCTCGCGGATCGCGCCGCCCATTCGCCCGCCGGCATAGGACCATCGCTCGCCGGTCTCCAGGGCTGCCGACCCGGTCGCGCCGGCGGTGGTCACTACCTCGCGCAGTGCCAGGTTGGCGCGCTCGGACCCGCCGGAGATCCCGGCGTCGATCGCCGCGCCGGCCTCGGCGCCGGCCTCGCGGCCGGCCGTGGCCAGGGTTGAGCGCAGCTCTTCGCCGGCTGTCCGGGCGCCGGCCTCGGTCGAGGTCGCGATATCCGAGCTGATCGCGCGGGCGGCCTCGCCGCTGGCGGTGGTGGCCTCGGCGACCAGGCCGCTGCCCAGCTCGGCGCCCAACTCGCGGCCGGCGTTGAGCATGTCATCCGAGGTCAGCCGCAGGATTTCTTCGGCGAAGCCGCGGATCGTCGGGATGATCTCGACCCACAGCTGACCAGCGTTCGCCGGCACCTACCGCCCCTGGCTGCGCATGATCACGTCGTGCACCTCGCGCATGGTTCGGCGGCCCTGGGCCGGATCGCGGCCCGGCCGCGGGATCGGCTCGGGCTTGGGTGGGCTCGCGCCGTGCGCGGTGAGCCATTCCGCCCGCAGGTACTGCAGGAGGTCGACCAGGTCGGCCAGCAGCAGCTCGGTCGAGGTCCAGCCGTGGCCGCGGGCGGCGCGGGCCGTGGCCGACTCGGGCGGCAGATGCTGGATCAGCACCCGCAGTCGCCGCAGCGTCATGCGGCCCTGCCAGTAGGCGGCCAGCTGGTCGTCCTCGCGCGGGTAGTACCGCGCTAGGTCCGCTTCGACGGCTTCCGGCGCGGCGCCGAGGACGTCGCACGCCGTGTAGGGCGTGGCTGGCCGTCCGAGCCGGGCATCTCGGCGCGCATGTCCTCGGCGACCTGGCGGATCAGCAGCAGCACATAGCCCGCCCGGCCGCCGGCCTCCCGGAACCGGGCGTACTGCTCATCGCCGAGGTAGTAGCGCGCCATGTCGACGTCCGAGCCGTCGAGGTCGGCGAGGCCGTCTTTCCAGTCGTCGTCGGCGAGCATCGGATGCGGCACCGTCCAGCGCTGCCCGGCAAACGTGAACGTGATCTCGTCCGGGCTGCCGCCGGTGGCCTCGGCGCGCTGGGCCAGGATCGCGTCAAGGTCGATCTCCGACACGGTCTCTCCCAAGATGGCGGGTCACGGCGGGTCAGGCCGGACGGGCGCGCGTCGACCCGCCAGAAGACGCGCGGCCCGCCCGGATCAGGGGTTACGGGGCGGCGTAGGCCCGCCAGCCGGCGCCCTCGTGCCAGTGCGCCACCGAGAAGCCCGAGACCGAATCCGGAAATGGGGTGATGGTCATCGGGTACTGCAGCTCAGTCTTGGGTGCCCAGGACTGCTTGTCGGGCTTGGTGACCAGGCACCGCGGGTAGAGCTTCGCCACGTACTGCCGGCTGGCTCCCGAGCCGTCGACGCCGAGAAACAGCATCGAGCGGTAGTTCAGTTCCGGCGTCTTGGGCTTGGTGACCTTGTAGGGGTGCGCGCCGAGGGCGGGCAGCTCGCTGATCGCGCGGTTGTAGTACAGCGCCTCCACGACCGGGGTTGACTCCAGGCACACGATCTTGGCCGTCTCGCTGTCCTCGGTGATGTCGGTGCGCACCGCCTGGCGGGTCTGCCAACCGGTCGTGTCGGCCGTGGTAAACGCGGGCGTCCACTCCACACCGGACTCATCGAGGTATCCGACATCCGACCAGGCCGGCGTCCCGGTGAGCAGGTCGCCCCGCAGGTCGCCGGAGGTGTCGTCGAACGGCGAGAACGTGGCCAGGTTGACGGCCGGGTCGTAGTCGCGGACCAGGACGCTGCCGAACAGGACCTTGCGCACCAACTCGGTGCGGCCCTCAAACAGGCTGTCCCACGTAGCCGGCGCGGGTGCCGTCATCGGTGACTCCTAACGAAACGGAGGGGTCAGGACGCGGCGGGTCGCAGGGTGATCTCGAACGTGAGCAGGTAGCGCCAGATGGTCGGGTCGGCGTAGTCGACCCACATCGGGCCGGTGAGCGTCTCGACGTCGTCGACCAGCACGCCGCCGACGTCGGTGTGCCGCAACGCGAGCACGGCGGATCGCACCGTGCCGGCCAGCGTGCCGGCGGCGTACCGGCTGGCCGCGAAGCAGTCGACGTCCACGTGCGGGTAGTCCGACAGCCGGTCGTCGGCCCCGCCGACCCGTCCGACCTGGATCATCGGCAGCCAGGAGGCGAGGTCGGCCGGCGTGTTCGTGCCGACCCGGCGGGCACCGCCGACGCCGGCCAGCGCGGACACCAGCAGTGCCTCGACGTCGGGCCACATCAGGCGATCTCGTGCGCCGCCCGCTCAAGGGCCTGCCCGAGCACGCGCTGCTTGCGGGTGTTGGCTGCGCCGAACTCGATCCAGGACGCCTTGGGGTCATAGGCGGCGATCCGGGCGGCCATCCGCGAGCGGCCCACCCGCACCGCGCCGACGATCGAATCCCGATACGCGCCGGAATGCGGGTCGGTGCGCGGGTCGCCCACCGGTGCGATCGACTTCGCGTGCGCCTCGCCGGCCGCGGCCATGCGCTCCAGCTGGGACCGCAGCGCCGGATCGTGCTTGAGGTAGTCGGCCAGGCCCTGCTCGTCCAACTCGAACCGCGGTGCACTCATCAGCCGGTCCACTTCCGCAGGTACGCCTCGACGTGATGCCCGGTGCCGGTCAGTGAGGCCCACACCATCGGCTCGCCGTCGACCTCATAGCGGGTGCCGTTGTGCTCGACCGCATCGACCGCAGTCAGGTCGGTGCCCGCCGGGGCATACAGCCGCATCCGGGTGGTGATCCGATCCGCCGAGGCGAGGACTTCGGTCGAGTCGGCCGGCTGGACGCTGCAGCCGTCGACGGTCGCGCTGGTCTCGGTCGTGGTGTCGTTGCCGTACGGGTCGGTCGAGGCGACCACCCGGCGGATCAGCGTCACGGTCTCCCGGCCGGGCCTCATGTCGGCCCGCCGGTGATGCGGTACTGATCCAGGACGGCGGCCTCCAGTGTCGGCACGGTGATGGTGTCGCCCTCGCTGCCGCGGTAGTAGGCGCCGACACCGCCGACCCGATACGAACTCACCGGCCCGAGCCCGGCGGTGGCGATCAGCCGGCTGGCCATGGCACAGCACACCGCGGTGATCTCGCGGGGCGGCGTGGCATAGCCGTGCGTGGCCGACACGGTGACCGCCCGCGCCGCGGCCGGCCAGGCGTAGGGGTAGCCGCGGCGGGTCAACACACCAATGTCGCTGGCGCTGTAGTCGGCCGGGTCGACCGTCACCGGCCCGGTGGCCGGGGTGTTGTCGGTGACGGTCACCGTCGAGGTGTCCAGATACAGCGTCGGCACCAGCAGCATCGGCCCGCCATCGGCGTCCAGCGTCCACGTGGCGGCCTCCTGCGTGATGGACCAGCCGCAGTAGCCGCGCACGATCGCCGCGGCCGTGTCGAGCATCCAGGCGGCTTGCGCGGCGTTGGTCGGTGGCGCACCCAGGTAGGCCGTCAGGTCATCAGGAGTCGCCAGCGCGGCCGGCGTCGCCGGTGCTGTCACTGCTTCCCTTGCTCTTGGTGCTGGCGGTCGAGGACGCCGGTGCCGGCGGGCCCTGGTGCTCGGCGGTGATGCGCTTGGTTTCCGCCGCAGACAGCCACGACACCGTCATCGTGGTGGGCCCGGTCGGCGTGGCCACGCGCACGTCGGCGTCGGCGTGATGCCAAGGCGCGGTGTGCTCGGTCGCCGCGGGTGGGCCCGGCACGGCGCCGGTCGACTCGGAGGCGCCCGGCGTCTGCTCGTAGGTGTCCGGGTCGCTGCGGGTTTTGCGGGTCGCCATTGGGTTGCCTCCCGGGCGAACCGGCCCGGCCGCCGGGGGACAGCGGCCGGGCCGGCGGGCTTACGACAGGGCGGTCACGGTCCCGAATGCCCCGGGCCGGTAGACCGCGAGCCCGAGCCGGCGTTCCGCCCGGATCGCGGTCTGGTTGCGCTGGAAGAAATCCGCGTGCGAATTGCTCGCCTCGACGGTCAACCCACCCTTGGTGAACATCTGCGCAGCCTGGCTAAACGCACCCACCAGTGCCGTGTTAGCCGCCATCACCGGGGTGACGACCACGCGCTTGCCCCACAGCATCGCGGGCTGCTCACCGGCGAACGGGCCCGCGGCGTAGTAGAACCCCTGGCTGTTCTTGCTGATGAGGATGTTCTGCCAGCTGGTCGGGTCGATCACGATCGCATCCGGTTCCAGAAACGCGGTCTGGCGAATCGCGGTGATCTGCCGATAGATCGCGTCCATGTCGTTGTCACCGGCTGCGGACGGCGCGGTGCCCTTGGCGATCGAGGTCGCCAGGCCGGGCCGGTTGAGCAGCCCGACCAGGTTGTTGCCGGTGCCGTCACCGTTGAGCAGCTGCGTCTCGGACGCCAGTCGAATGAACAGCGTCAACCGGCCGTCGACATAGGACTGCGTCTGCTCCCAGTCCTCAAGCATCTCGTCCGTGATCGGCAGGAAGGTCGCGATCTTGCGCAGCGTCTCGTCAACCCGGTCAAAGCTGATTGCCGACTCGGGCTTGAGGCCGCCCTCGGCGACGGTCGCGGCGGCGTTGGTCACCGCGGTCTCGACCAGGTACCGGATCAGCGGGCTGGACGTGGCGCCGGCGGGCAGCAGATCCTCCACGACCGGCTGCCGAAACCGGATGTCGGTGACACCGGGCAGGATGGTCGGCTGCAGATGCGACGGCCAGTAGCCGCCACCGGGCGTGCCCGAGGTGCCCTCGGTCAGCGTCGCCTTGGTCGTCAACTCGACGTCGCCGGAGGACCACTGGCCGCCCTTGAGGCCGCGGCGCATCAGCTGCTGATAGCCGCCGGACTCGACGAACTGCCGCCCCAGCGACTTCGCCGCGCGCTGCTCGGTCTCCTCGCCGGCCGCGTCGGGCGCCTGCTCGGTCCAGCCGAGCAGCTCGCGCCGCTTGGTCTCGATCTGCTCTTTACTCTTGGCCTGCTCCTGCGCGGCGGCAAGGTCGGGCTCGTAGGCGTCGAGCTGGGCTTGCTTCTCGGCGTCGGTCAGGTTCGGGTCCTCGACAACGACCAGCATCTTGGACGCCAGGCTGCGAACCTGTTCGCGCGCCTCGGTCAGAGTTGGCATGGCTGCCCTCTCCTGTCAGGCGAGTGCGGTCAGTGCCCGGTAGCGACGACGGCGCAGGTCGAGGTCGGCAGCGGCAGACGCGGCGGCGGCCGTCGAAACGGCGGCCTGGTCGTCGGCAGCGGCGGCGTCCTGGCCCGTGTCCTCATCCGGATCAGGTACTCCCAGCGCGTCCAGCAGCGCGTCGATTGACTCATCGGCGGCCTGTAGCAGCCCGAGGGCTTGCTGGACGGGCCCGGGAAGTGCGGAGGTGTCGACGTCCGCGAGCAGGTCGATCGCCTCATCGAGGGCGGCGTCAGTGGCTTGCGCCAGCGCGCCCGGGTCGTCGGCGTCGGCCTGGTCGGCGTCCTTGCGGTCAGAGACAACGGAGCGGCCGGCGCCGCCCTCACCGCCGGAAGATGATGCGGACGGCCTGACGGCCGACTCATCGCCGGCCAGGCGCCGTAGGCCCTTGCCGCAGCTCGCCCCCAGCGTGACCGAGTGGTCGTGCATCGCCTGGATCAGCTCGGCGTCGGACCGCCGGTTGCGCCGGCCTTCCTTGGCTGCCAGGACGCGGGCTTGCGGGTTAGCCGGGATCGCGACAAACGCTCCGTTGAGCAGCTCGCGGGTCACCCCCGCCGACTTCTCCTCCGAGCGACGCAGGAACGCAACCGAGGTCGCGGTGATATGCCCGTCGCGCACCAGGCTGCGCACGTCCTGGGCCAGCTGCGTGGCGGCAAACGTGCCGGTCACCCGCAGCCGGCCGGCGTCGTCAAGCCAGGGTTCGCCAGAGCCGACCGTGGTGGCCACGGACATGCCGTGATCGGCGTCGAACGGGATCCGCTCGGGCAGCGGCTGGACCCATTCGTCGGCCTTGACCTCTTCGCCGTCGCGGTCGCGGGCCGGCGTCGACAGGACGACATCGAACGTGCCGGTCGGGTGCTCGGCGTCGTCGCTGCCGGGCTCGATCGCCGCGGCGGCGTCCTTGACGGTGATGTCCACGCGGGTCACTCCCCGGTGCTGAACTCCAGGACACACGTGCAGCCGGCGACCTCATCGGCGCCGCCGGAGTAGTCGCCGGGCCCGTGCATCCCGTTGGAAAATGGCTGGCCCAGCGGGCGGGTCTGCCCGTCCATCGCCTCATGACTGGGCCGCGGGCGCTCGCTGGTCACCCGCCAGGTCTTGTGCCGGGCGCCGGCCACGCGGGCCGCGTCGCGCTGGGCCTTGCCGCCGATCGCGGTCACCCGGGACTGCGCGATCTCGCCCAGCCGGTTGGCCTCCAGGCCGGTGAAGTAGTCCCGGGCGGCCTGCAGCGCATCGGGGCCCGAGGTGATCGCGGCCCGCAGTTCCTCGCGGGTGGCCGCAGCGATGTTGGCCGCCGCGCTGGCGGTCTCCTCCCGCAGCCAGGCCGCGAGGATGCCCGGGTCATACGACCCGCCGAGCTGCTGGGCCGTGGCGCCGCCGAGCATCTGGACGGTCACCGTGCCCAGCGACAGCAGCAACTCGGCGAGCTGGCCCGACCAGTAGTCGCCGTCAACGGCGCTGGCCGCGTCCTTGCGCTGCAGCGCGGTCTGGATCGCCGCCGAGAGTCGGCGGGTGTAGTCGACCAGCGCGGCGCGATGTTCCTCGACCAGGCGGGCCCGCAGCGGGTCGGGCTGGCCCTTGAGCCGGCCCAGCCGGCCGGCCAGGCTGCGGGTGTCGTAGCGCCGGGATGGCAGCGCGGCGGCGACACGGGTCGGGGGCGGTGGCGCCGCCGCGCTGCCGGCCG